ATGAAAGAGTCCAAAGGAATGATGGCTAAGGAAGTCGCCTTTATGAAAAAGAAAGGTGCCCCGAAGTCCATGATCAAACATGAAATGGCGGAAGCCAAAGGCATGAAGCGGGGCGGTTACGCCAGCGGCGGATTGTCGGCAGGGCATAAGGCGGCTGATGGGGTTGCCCGCAAAGGCAAGACCAAGGCCAAACAAATTGTGATGCGTAAAGGCGGAGCGTGCTAAATGAAACGGCGCAAGTTCCAGCAGGGCGGCATCAGCGACGATGTCCGCGCTCGGGCGTTGAGATACGCCTCCATGGCAGGCTCGGGCACGGAAGAAACTGAATCCCAAAAAGACTTCGTGCGTAAGGTGCGCGGCGAAGATCCTTTGGCCGGAGTCATTCAAGCTGCTCAAGCTCGGGATCGTGCGCGACAGGCGATTAGCCCGCCGATGCAAGATGTTATTGAGAAAAGTCGCGGAGCCGCTGCCCGGGCGCAAGAAACTGATGAATATGTGGACCGAGGCAGGCGAGCAGGCGGTGCGGATGCAGAAGAGGCGCAGAGGATGCTGCGTCGGCAACCGTTGACTGCGGGCGTATTTGATGATGAAGAAGCGCAGCGGATGATGCGCCGCCGTCCCATGACGGAAGGCGCTCCGCCTCGGCGATATGCAGATGTTCCAGACATGACGCCCACGGAAACAGGGCAACAGTCATTTGGAAGTCGCGTTAAGAATGCTCTGACCCAAGGTGGGGCAGGAGACATTCAAAACATCATGACCGCAATTGCTCCGGGTATTGCCAAAGCAGCCAATGCATTCCAATCGTCAAAAGAGACGATTAAGAAAGGCCGAGAAGCTGCGAAGGATGTGCGGAAGCGGATGCAGGACACCACTTCTCGGCGGCGTGGCGAAGACATTGAGCGGATGGAAGGTGAAGCTCCTGCGCGGGTATCGCCTCGTTCTGCTCCGCCCAAACGAGAACCACCGCCTCCTCGGGATTTTGATGAAATCCGGATGGCTGGCGAAGGCATGGGATTCAAGAAAGGTGGCAAAACCAAGAAGTACGCACAGGGCGGTTCAGTGTCTGCCCGTGCGGATGGTATTGCTAAACGCGGTCGAACCAAGTGCAAGGTGTACTAAATGGATGCATTTCGCAAACCCACGGAACGAGAGCAGCGCCGGTTGGACCGGGGTCGTAAGATGATTCGGGAGGGCAGCGAAGCCAGCGATGACTTCCTTGCTCGCCTGCTCCCCACCTACAAGTATCAGGCCCGCAATGATATGAAGCTCGGGCAGGAAGAGCTTGATAAGGTGCCAATGCCAGCCCGTAACTATGATGCCTATCAAAACATGACCTACATGAAAGAAGGTGGGTCTGTGAGTTCGGCGTCTAAACGGGCAGATGGTTGCGCCCAGCGCGGCAAGACCAAAGGCAAATTCGTATGATGGCGTCTAGAGGCATGGGCGCAATCTCGCCCAACAAGATGCCTAAACCCAAGCGGAAACAGCGCCGGGATGACACCGCTTTTTATGAGTATGCAGAAGGCGGACAGGTTTCTCGTGTAAACGAAGCGGGAAACTACACCAAGCCCGGGATGCGTAAAGCCTTGTTCAACAAGATCAAGGGTCAGGCTGTTCAGGGCACCGGAGCAGGGGATTGGTCCGCGAGAAAGGCCCAGCTTTTGGCAAAGCAATACAAAGCTAAGGGCGGCGGATATAAATGAGATTGCGCGATGGACTATGAACCGTTACTTAATTTACCAGACGTAAATTCGGTTTTTAAAACTGAGCGCGGTTCAACTTATGCCCATCATGCAAACGCCACTACTACTCGCAATAGGAGCGGGAGTAATCACCGAGATACAACTACCGGGCTACAACCGCGCTCTGGCAAAACTGTTTTTGTTACCCCGCAAGACTTGCCTCAGTTAGCGTATTTTCAAAACCCGGACATGGCGACCCGCTTTGTTCCTATATTCAAAGATGGCAAGCCAACAGGATACGCCAAGCTAGAGCTGTTAGAAGACTACGGACCTAGAAAAGCGGGCACGGCTATCGCTACCGTACCGTATAAGACCTCTCCAGAAGTTGGATTGCATCCGGTAGAGATTTATAGAAGTGAAAGCCCGATTGGGGATTCTGGTAGGGGTGTTCATTTTGGCAACAAAATTACCGAAGTTTGGCCCAAGCCAGCCAGATTGGCTGGTAAAGCTGGGGCGGCTGCTGGGATTGCAGGGTTGACTAGCGCAGCCAAAGCTGCAACTCAAGGTGATTACGGGCCGTTGAGAGAAGCAGTGGGTGAGATGGTTACTCCGTTTGTTGCCACACCTAGAGAAGTTAGTCGAGGTGAGCAAGATTGGATTGACCAGCGTAGGCGTAACGCGGCTGAAGCTGAAGAGGCGCTAAAAAGTCTAAGAGGTGATAAAGTTCAAATGCCGCAAAACTACTCTAAAGGTGGCTGGGTTTTGATATGAAATCATCTCAGCAAAGCCTTAAAGACTGGACCGATCAGAAATGGAGAACCAAAAGTGGTAAACGATCTTCTGACACGGGTGAAAGATATCTTCCAGAAGCTGCGATCAAAGCTCTTTCCCCCCAAGAATACGCCGCAACCACCCGAGCAAAACGAGCAGGCAAAGCCGCCGGGAAGCAGTTTGTGAAGCAGCCCAAGACAATTGCTCGTAAAACCGCAAGGTATCGATAATGGCAACCTCCGGCACTACCGCCTTCAATCTGGACTTCACGGAGCTCGCTGAAGAGGCGTGGGAGCGGGCTGGCCGGGAGATGCGGTCAGGATATGATTTGCGGACCGCAGCGCGGTCTATGAATCTGCTGACCATCGAGTTTGCCAACAGAGGGATTAACCTTTGGACTCTCGAATCTGGCACTCAAGTTCTAACGCAGGGAGTGGCAACCTACAATCTCCCAACAGACACGATTGATATCATTGAGCATGTCATCCGCACCAATGCAGGCAATCCAACGCTTCAGTCGGACCTTACGATCTCTCGGATCAGCGTTTCAACGTATTCGTCCATTCCGACCAAGCTTACCCAAGGACGACCCATTCAGATCTTCGTCGAGCGTCTCAGGGATCAACCCCGGTTTACTCTTTGGCCGGTACCTGACGGATCGACCACCTACACCCTCGCTTACTACCGTCTCCGCAGAATCCAAGACGCAGGTACGGGTGTCAATACCCCGGACGCACCATTTCGATTCTTACCTGCAATAGCTGCTGGGCTGGCATATCAAATTGCATTAAAGACGCCCTCTTTAGCTCAGAGGCTGGAAATCCTTAAAAAGGATTATGACGAGCAGTTCAATCTTGCTGCGGGCGAAGACCGGGAAAAGGCGTCTGTGCGGTTTGTGCCTAGGGTATTTGGTCTGAGGTCATGAGTAACAAGTTTGCCAAACGAGATAACGCACTATCCGAGTGTGATAGATGTGGATTTAGGTATAAACTTGGGTTATTGAAAGAACTCATTATTAAGAACACGCCAATCAATATGTTGGTGTGTCCTACATGCTGGGAGCCCAGTCAGCCACAGCTCAAGCTAGGCAACTTTCCTGTTGAAGATCCACAGGCAATTAGAAACCCCAGACCAGACTTTACCGGGTATCCACAAAGCAGATCACAAATCGTTCCGTTATTGGGCCAACAGCTTACCGGAGCAATTGGGGTTCCGATTATCGTCATCAGCTAGGAATAATCATGAAGATCAAAGAAGCAGTTCACAAGCATGAGAAGGCCATGCACCCGGGCAAGCCGCTAACCAAGCTAGCTAAGGGCGGCAAGACCAATCTGCAAATGCGGCAAATGGGCCGGAACATGGCGAAGGTTGCCAATCAGCAAGTTCCTTCGTTCACCTACAAGCGCGGAGGCTAAAATGCCTAGATTCAGCATGAAGATGGGTGGCAAGGAAGTGGGTTCTGCTGAGGTTTATGCCCAGCCCCACACGATGGATGGCAAACCCGGAGTCAAATTGGGCAATGGCTATGATGCAGAGCCCACTGGCGCGAAGAGCGTTGAGATGTCGGTAGGGAACATCAATCGTAATGGATACAGCCCGGACGCCAAAACCACCGGCATCAAGATGCGCGGAGGTGGCGCAGCCACTAAGGGCATCATGTCTCGGGGACCGATGGCGTGAATTACACGGAGCTCAAGGCCGCTGTCCGGGATACCATTGAGGTAAACATCCCGGACGGGGATCTTAATACGCTGATCAAGCAGGCCGAACAGTTAATCTATAACACTGTTCAGCTTGCCACGCTGCGTAAGAATCAGAAAGCTCAATTGTCAGCCAACAACAAGTACTTGTCGGCTCCGGGCGATTTTTTGTCTGTGTATTCGCTGGCAGTTGTGACCGGTGTAACCGGTGGTGATTTAGATACGGGCAGTTATGCCTACTTGCTTAATAAAGATGTGAATTTTATTAGGCAGGCGTATCCGACCCCAAATAGCACTGGGGTTCCAAAACACTATGCAATCTTTGGTCCTGCCACAGCAGCATCAAATGAATTGACATTTATTTTGGGTCCAACCCCGGATCAGGCGTATTGGGTAGAGCTTCATTATTATTACTACCCAGAATCGATTGTCACGGCTACCAACACATGGCTTAGTGACAACTTTGATTCTGCCCTTTTAAACGGCACTCTTGTTCAGGCTATTAGGTTCACTAAAGGTGAGCCTGAGATGGTCAAGCTATACGATAACCTGTACACCCAATCAATGATTCTGTTGAAACAATTGGGTGATGGTAAGCAGCGTATGGATGCATATCGCGATGGTCAGGTTATTGTGGAGGTCAGATAATGCTGATCCCCGGAATGTGCAATACATTCAAGGAAGAGCTCCTAAAAGGAATTCATGACTTCCTAACAGACACATTCAAAATTGCACTATATACAAATTCAGCTACACTTGGGCCTGCAACTACCGTTTACACAACGTCCAATGAAGCGTCGGGCGCGGGTTATACGGCTGGTGGAAACACATTGACCGGGGCGACAGTTAGCTTGTCGCAAGGAGTGGCGTATGTGACCTTTTCCACTACAACATGGGTATCAGGTAACTTTAGTGCCCGAGGGGCGCTAATTTACAATAGCAGCAAGGCCAACAGAGCGGTTGCGGTCTATGAGTTTGGCGAGATCAAAACTGTTTCTAGCGGAAACTTTCAGATTCAATTCCCGCCAAACAATCCAACTGATGCAGTTATCCGAATCGGATAAAGGAGTTAAACATGTCTCTCGCCAAAGCAAAATCGACCGATCAGGTATCTGCTGCGGTCGTTCGTGATATCAAGCCCACCGAATCAGTTCGTGGTGGCGGTGTCTTCCATATTCAGTGCCTCGACAAAGATGGCAACCTGAAATGGGAAGCTGAGTCCAAGAATCTGGTGGTTAACGTCGGCCTTCAGTCCATGAACTCGGTTTACTTCGCCAGTGGCACCCAGATCACGGCGTGGTACATCGGTCTTTATGGTGCG